GGAATGGATAGATACACCTACCCTTGAAAGAGGGAAAGATAAAGGGTAGGTAATGGTGAGAAGAAATTCACCGTTACCACAAATTAATTATGTTGTCAAATCATCTCCACAGGAGTGCAATAAAATTTAATATATATACCGTGTTTGTTGACTTCTTCTCTACCGATCTCTTTCATTTTATTAATAGACTCTTCATATCCAAAAACCAAACAATCATATTTACTATTAAAAGTATCGTGCCAATCAAATGGAGGCATACATTCACCTGCAATACTAGAACAGATTATTAAACTTAATAATATTTTCATTGACAATCCTATAATATCACCTATATATGGGTTATTAAATATGAAAGGAAACACTTATGACAGACATGAGTAAATATAAAAATGTTTCACTAACAAAAGAAACATATAAGATATTGGAATCGTTATCAAAGATATTATTGCCCGATGCCAAATTATCTATAAGTAAAACAATTGAATCAATTGCAAACGAGAAAGCGAAGAAGTTAAATGGCAAAGTTAAAAAAGGGTAGAGTCGTAAAGATGATATGCGATACATGCCACGGAAACGGGTATGTCAGGGTTGCAAAAATCGATGGTGACCCAGCAGCTGACTTCAGAGATAAAAGCGAAGTACATCAATGTTGGGACTGTGATTCAGAAGGAGAATTTTATGAGACTGTTGACGATAATCTTATTGACGATGGTCCTTCTGACCGGTTGCACTAAGATAAAGTTTGATGGGTACGACCCTTCAACTGCAATGCTCAGATGGATTATAACAAGTGAGAAAAAATGAGAAACAATCTCTCAATAAAAAGACAGATAAAAGAGAATGTTTTAAAGTTGAGAGAGGAAGGGAGATCTTACAAACAGATAGCTAGAGAACTTAATTGTAGTAAAGGCACCATAAATTATCATTTGAGTGAGGGAGCTGCTGAAAAAGTTAAGTCTAGATCTGGAAGAAAGTATTGGAGAAAAGTTTGGAGATTTTGTTATGAGACTAAAAGAGAGGAAAATGTACAACCATACAATGAAACATTACTTAGAAAGAAAGGTAGAGCTTTTTTGTATGGTAGAAAAGATAAACATACGTATAGGAAAAATAGAATGGGATTAAAACATAAAGCTACCAAATTATTTGAATGTCTAAATAAGATTTGGCCTGGAATGAAAAGAGAGAAAGATGTAAAACAGGCAGTCAATCAATGGACAGGTGAACCAGATTTTTACGACGATGGTAAACCAATCATGACTCCATATGTTAGATGTAAACTAACTGATGATATTATTATGGCTAGAGGTAGTGACGTTCATGTCGATCATATAAATGGAGATAGAACTGATAATAGTCCTGATAACTGGTCCTTTGTAAAAGACTGGGCTAATGCTATGAAAGCTGATGCTAAGACCTATGATGTGTTAGAAGAGAGACTAGAAAAAGTTTTAAAAACGATAAGGAAATATAAATGAAACTAAAAATATATCTGTGGATAATGGGTTGGTCCGGTAGAATAAGTGCCTGGGCTTTTAGAAAACAAGCTGCGATTGTAAGAGAACATAATCGTAAAGAGGAAGAAGATTATTTAAAGGAGTTAAAAAAGAAATTATGACAGCTGAATACGGGATAGGTATGTTTGGTTATAATATGATCTGTTTATTGATAGGTCTATTGATAATCTACTACGTAATTAATAAGATAAAATGATGAGTGAAGAAGATTTATTAGAATATCATAACATTGGTAAGAAAGTAAAAAAGAATAATAAATACACCTATGTTGATGGTACAAGAAACGATGATCATGGAACAAGGACCTATGACGTGGCCGGACACAGGTTACCATCAGTCACGACTATTTTATCACGGACCAAGGACCAGACATTCTTAAAAGATTGGAAAGCTAAAGTTGGCGAAAAAAAGGCAGAAGAGATTAAGAATCTATCTAGCACTCGTGGTACATCAATGCATAAATTTTTAGAGAAATATGTTTTGGGTGAAGGTTACGACGACTTAACAGAGATAGGTAAGACAGCTAAGAAGATGGCATCTAAAATCATAGACATAGGTCTAGCTCCGGTCGATCAGTATTTCGGATCAGAAGTTACATTATACTATCCTGGCCTGTACGCAGGATCAACGGATTTGGTTTGCATGCACAACAACAAAGAATCTATTGTAGATTTCAAACAATCAAACAGACCTAAACAAAAGGAATGGGTTGAGGATTATTATCTACAGATAGCGGCATACGCCATGGCTCACGACTATGTATATAAATCTAACATAGAACAAGGTATCATTATGATGTGTACACCGGACCTATATTACCAAGAATTTAAGTTAGAAGGACCTGAATTAAGGCGCTATAAACATAGGTTTTTGAAAAGATTGGACAGCTATCATGACCTAATTTTTGATGAGAAGGAACGAACAACACCTATGAAAGCGGAGGATTTTGATGAGAGATGATTTGATGGTTCAACAACAAATAAATAGTAAATGGCAACACATGGTGGCTGTCATATGTCTTAATCAGACAGGAAGAAAAAAAGTAAAAAAGATACTACCAGAATTTTTTGATACCTTTCCAACAGCTTTGGATCTATTACAATCAGATGTAGATACAATAGCAGAGATGTTAAAAGATCTTGGAATGAAAAATGTAAGAGCAAACAGGCTATGGAGAATGTCTAAAGATTATTTAGGGTGGGATGGCGAAGACGCAACAGAATTATTTGGTATAGGTAAATACGGTAGTGATAGTTATAGGATATTCTACAAGAATGAGATACCGGATAATGTTCAAGACAAAGAACTAAAGAGATATATAAAGGAGGAAATGTGAACGATAGGTTGTTTAAAACGCTTTTAAAGAGATACGAAGCAGAGATCGAGGATGCATTATACAAGATACAATGCATTGAGGACCACAATATGGTGATACCAGAACACGTAGATATCACAGGTGAAGTAAACAAATTGCTGGGTCAGATAGGCAAGGCAGAGGAAAAGTTGTCCGTAATGAGGAAATATTGTGTCGAAAATAAGGCAAAGACCTTACTATAAGGGATCTAAAAAGTTTAAAAAAATTTTGAGTAAAAAAATTTTGAAAAAAAAGTGTACTTTTGTACTTTTGGTCTAGAAGTGTTGATTTTATTGATTTTAGGGTGGACACTTTATGGTACAAATTATGTTTAGGTGGACAGATTATTTTGTCCACCTATGGCTATACACAGAAAGGCCTTCCGCGAAACGTTTGAAAATGTAGACGTGTGTCTAAAACTTTCTAGATCCCTTATAGAAATGTGATAGAAGAAGTTATGCCTAGGAAAAGAAGAAAAGCTGTTGCCTCAATAACTCCCGACATACCTTATCCGAGAGTCCGAGTGGAGTGGATCGACTGCGTGAGCGATTCGGGCTGGGCTACTGAAAAAGAGTTTGATAAGATGAGATTAGCACGTCCTGTCAACGAAGGTTGGTTATATTCCAAAGATAAAAACTCAATTAAGTTATTTGCTTCTTACGACAGAGAAGATGATGGTAGTTTTAGTTTTGGGGATCGGACGATGATTCCTCGTCAGTGGGTGAAGAAGATTCAGAAACTTTAGATGGAGTCACATCAATTAACTGCCCGTAATCGTTTAAGAGTTGTTTCATCTTTGCTTCTAGTTCTTGTTCTGACATGTCTTCTAGTTTCCCAGTTTTTATTATTTTTCTATCTATGTATAATCCTGCTGCCTTTCCTCTGTTTGTTTCAGCATTTACAGCAGAAGAGAAAGAACCTTTCTTCAGAGCAGATTCACGAAGTCTAGCAAGTTCTGCTATGTGTCCTTCGTAAGTCACTTCATGTTTTCTAATTCTTTCTTCTCGTAATTCACCAATATATTTTACCACAAGAGGTGATAGTCTTGGATTGCAGAGTTCTGATCCTTCTTGCCTTGCACGTTTAGGTGAGTAACCTGCTTTGACCGCTGCCTCTGTTTGCGTCAGTGGTCCAGTCTCGTCACCGAATACTAAGAACTCAGCGAATCTCATTTGCATTTCTGTTAATCTTTTAGGTAAACCCATAGTTGACAATTTAAGGTAACATTGCTATATTGTCAACATGACAGACATAGAAAAAATACAAGAAAGAGTGAGAGAGTTGGAAATAATCAATGAGACTCATCAGCAGTTAAACGGTCAGTTAAGACAAGAGCTAAAACTTTTAGAGACTGAAAACATAAGAGATAAAAATTTGTTGCAAGGTTATAAAAAAGTGATAGAGGAATTAACAGACAAGTTAAACAAGAAGTCTTAATGAGAGTAAAAGATCTTCAAGAATTTCTTGGGCAGTTCACGACAGGATCGGAAGCAATTAAAAATGCAGTCTTATTTTGCGAAGTTAACGGTACGTTGTATGACATAAGACGAATGGAAGTACACGAGAACTCCCAACCAATACTTGGTTTTAAAGGTCAGACATCACATCGTTTGGTCCTGAAGACACAGAAACCTTCTAGTATTATCTTGCCTGATAAACTAGCAAAGGACTATTAAATGAATGACGATGTTACCCCCAAAAATGCATGGGACCAGAGCGTAAATTATATCAAAAAATTAAAAAATCTTTCACAGATTTTTCACTTATTAGACTTGAAAATCTTAGTCTATCCGGTACTCCTGATCTATTGGTCTGTAATGATAACGGCCACTTTTTTACAATTGAATTAAAAGTTACGAAGAGTAACAAGGTTAAGTTTTCTCCACACCAAATTAGCTTTCATGTGAAGCATCCTGACAATACTTTTATCATAGTCGAGGCCCTTGGTTCAGGGGACGTGAAACTTTTTCGTGGTTCAAGAATCAAGGAGCTTGTCGCTTGCGGCTTGAAGCTTGACGCTTGTTGCTTGGGGCTTGAGGCTTGTCGCTTGATGCTTCAGAAGCTTGGGGCTTGACGCTTGAA